CTCCCACCGTGGGCTAATAATGCTACCGCTGCATGGACCGCAGCGGCTAACCCGCCGCCTCCTCCGGCTCCTACCCCGGAAGAAATTCAAGCTCAAAATAAAGCTCAGGCTGTTTCACTACTCCAACAGACTGATTGGGCTGCTACAGTGGACATTGCTGATCCCAAGTACTCTAACCCGTATCTGATGAATCAGGACGCGTTCTTGGCCTATCGTTCAGCAGTTCGTGAAATCGCGGTATACCCACCGACCACTCCGGTTACGGTATGGCCCCAGCTTCCTACTGAACAGTGGAGCAGCTAATGGCCGCTTTATTCAAATGGGTTATTGAACGTCTGAGCGAAGCATCTACGTGGCAGGGGATCACTGTTGTGGTCTCTGCTGCGGGTGTTCGCATCGAACCAGAGCTGGCTTTACAGATCGCCACCACAGGTGCATCTGTGTTCGGGCTTATAAACGTCATCAAGAAGGGCTAACTGTAGTCGGTTACAATTAGCCATTGTCTTCAATGGGGGCCGAAGGGTTAAAAAATGTTTGGCTTCGCTGCGTTTTCTCAGGCCCCCATTTCTTCGCTGGCGAACGCTCAGTACATTTTCTCGCTCGTAGAAAATCTGAGCTCAGGTGACTCAGCTACTGCTAATACGGCTTCAACCCGATCAATCTCTGAAGGTATTACCTCTGGGGATATACGGTCTTTAACTGCCGCATTTGCCGCATCTAGGACAGAAAACCTTAGCGTTGCTGATCTTTCGACTATTGGTACCGCCTTCATAGTTAGCCTTTCTGAAGGGTTGATCCTTGATGACGTTCGATCTGCTTCGGCTAACTTCCCTAAGTCTATTTCCGAAGGGGTTACATCCGCTGATGCTGAATCAATCGATGCGGCTTTTGCAGCTACCCAGACAGAGAATTTAGCCGCTGGGGACTCTAGCACCCAAACATCTACATACAATGTAAGTGCGACCGAAGGAACCACGGTAGCCGATGCCTATACCATCACGGCTGGGTTCGTTGCGTCTATAACTGAAAGCATAGGTGTCGTTGATCTTAGATCTATAGCAGCTGCATTCTCCGCGTCTATTTCTGAGTCCATCGATGAGATGGCGATCGAAGTTATCGTCGCCGATTTCTCTACGGCGATAGCCGAGAACTCCTCACTAGGTGATGCCTATACAGTAACCCAAGGATATTTCTTTGATGTTATCGAAGGTGTAGGGGTTGATGATTCTTCGGCTGTAACTGGGGACTTCTCAGCTTCAATTACGGAGAGTGTTGATTACAAGGATCTAAGCTCAATCAGCATTGGGTACTCTGTATCCATAACGGAGGCGTTAGGCGCTGGGTCTTCTGAGTCTGGTAAGGCCGGATTCAACGTATCTCGATCTGAATCGATTACTCTGACAGATACGATTGTCTACTTCCACTATCCGGTGTCAGTAGGCTGGACTCCGATCAATACGGATATCTACAACTTCGGTAATAGCGCCCTGATGTTAGGCGGCGCTCCGTTTGGTGATATTCCGTTCAGCGGGTATTCTGGCGGTCAGCAGATTGTTGTCCCTGCATGGGCTAACGTGGATGATACTCAGGCCTCTAACTGGAACCTGATTAACACTGACATATCGACTACAACTTCCAGTAAGCTTATGCTTGGTGGAGCACCTTTTGGCGATGTCCCATTCAGTGGGTTCACTGGCGGTACGACGGTCGTCACTCCCGGTTGGAAGGACATCATTAATAACTAGGTGACACATGACTACGTATACGACGAGCTTAAAGTTTAATCAGATCGCTAATGGCGATCAGTCTGGTGTGTGGGGCACCACGACGAATACAAACTGGGAACTTACAGAACAGGCTATCACCGGGGTGCAAACCATCACGATGATTAATGCCGACTACACTTTGACGGATCTTAACGGAGCCTTAGATGAGGCCCGTAATATGGTGATTGTAGCCACCGGATCTTTGTCAGCTACCTACCAGATCATCGCGCCCTTAGCTAATAAGCTGTATTTGGTATCCAATGAAACTGCTGGTGGTTTCGATATCACTGTAGGTGGTGTATCTGGCGCTACGGTCACTGTACCAAATGGATTCTCAGTACTCATGTACTGTGATGGTACAGATTTTCTGTCGGGTCCTACCGCGTCTTATGGCGATTCCGTAATGCAGGGCAACCTAGGCGTAGACGGTAATGTCCTGATTGGGGGTCAGTTAGGTACGTCCGGTAATGTAAGTGTAGGTGGGGATCTTACCGTTACAGGGGCTACAAACATTGTTCCGGTCGGGTGCATTATGGCTTATCCGGCGACTCCGGTTCCGGGTGGATTTTTGCAATGCGCTGGGCAAGCGGTATCTCGTGGTACATACGCTGATCTATTTGCTCTGATCGGTACCGTATTTGGTTCTGGCGACGGCTCCACTACGTTTAATCTACCTAATATACCGGACCTCATTACTGGGGTTGTTTACATGATTAAGTACTAACATGGTTACTTCTCAACAGTGTTTTGCTAGGTACGGCGATCCTTCGACCAATGAAGGTAAGTTCATGGTTGTGTGGGATGTTCCTGAATGCTGTGAGCATGGGGCTATACCCAAGAAAGTCTACTGCAACAAAGACTTAAAACCACTGCTTGAGAAGGCGTTTAAGAACGTCAACGAACGTGGCCTTGCCGCGCAGGTCAAGACTTGGGATGGCTGTTTCAACATCCGTAAGAAGCGCGGTGCTACTTCTATGTCCCTGCATTCGTGGGGTCTGGCTATCGACTTTAATGCCGCATGGAATGGGTTTGGTAAGACTCCTACGATGAGTCCTGAACTTGTGAAGTGCTTTACCGACGCCGGGTTTGACTGGGGTGGTAAATGGTCTCGTCCTGACGGCATGCACTTTCAGATAGCAAAACTCCCATAAGGAGATCATCGTGCCTTTACAGAAGCTTCAATTCAGACCGGGCCTTAACCGAGAAGGTACTGACTACTCGAACGAAGGGGGTTGGTACGACGGGGATAAGATCCGTTTCCGCTCTGGTTTTCCAGAAAAAATTGGCGGCTGGCAGCAGTTGTCTCCTGATACGTTCGAAGGGGTTTGTCGAGACATCTGGGTTTGGCTGGATGGGGACTTGGGCGCGGGCGCGACTTATATCGGTGTAGGTACGAACGTAAAGTACTACATTTATTACGGTGGTAGTTACAACGACATCACCCCTGTATACCAGACGGATGTTCTTACCGATCCCTTCGACACTTCCTATTCGACTCTGTTTGGGGATATCAATGCTACGGTTACCTCAATCACAGTAAATTCTGGGGCGTCTTTTGTAACGTATGGTGGTGTCGCTCTGATCGGTTCGGAGCAGATCGCTTATTCCGGTGTGTCAGGCAACACTTTGACGGGAGTAACCCGTGGGTATAACGGGACTACGGCGGCTACGCATCCTAACGGCACCGCCGTACAAGGTTACAACGTCATCGTTACGGACACGGACTACAACCCGAATGCGGGTGATTACGTCATCATTTCAGGGGCTACGGCTGTTGGTGGTATTACCCTTAGCGGTGAGTACACCGTTGCATCTGTAGGGTCTTCGTCCCAGTACACAATTCTTTCTCCCACGCCGGCTACTTCAGCGGCGAATGGTGGTGGCACTGTCACCATTGAATATCTTTACCCAAATGGTAAGGCCGTATTCACGATTGGTACGGGCTGGGGTGCTGGTCCTTGGAACGCTGGCTCGGCTTTAGATCCTTGGGCTCACGGCTGGGGTACGGCTTATTCTTCCGGTATCGGGCAGCAGCTGAGACTGTGGTCTAGCGATAACTTCGGTGCCAATCTTTTGTTGGCTCCACGTGATGGTCCTATCTTTTATTGGCAGGATGCTCTGACAATCGCTACTCGCGCCGAGGCCGTATCTTCGGTAGCTAACGCGACTACATCAATATCAGATGGCACTACGTTCTTATTGGGTGTGACCTCAATCACTGTGACTAGCGCAAACGCGCCGTACATTTTCCCCTATATGTACATCACAGGGTCAGGTATCCCGGCTAATACGATCGTCAGTCCTTCTTATGTTACTGGGTCTACGACGGTTCCGATTGTCGATGCTACGACGCTGGTCGCGGCTACAACGACGCTGGCAAGCTCAGGCACGTACTATTTTTCCTACGCTGGGGCTTTCGCTCCCGTTGCTACGTACCAAGTCATCGCGTCATCTATTCAAGAGTTTGTGATCGCCTTTGGCGCAAACAATTATGTTCCGGGTGATCCCAATACCGCTTTCAACCCACTCTTGGTACGGTGGTCAGATCAGGCTAACCCGCTGCAATGGATTCCGCAGATTACGAATCAGTCCGGTGAATATCAGCTCACCAATGGCTCGTACATCATGGGAGCCCAGACGACTCGTCAGGAAATCCTAGTTTGGACCGATTCCTGTCTCTACTCGATGCAATATGTTGGTGCTCCGTATGTCTGGGGATTCCAGATCATCATGGACAATATCTCCGTCATGTCCCCCAACTCCATGATTACGGTTAACAACGTAACATACTGGATGGGACGCGATCGGTTCTACATGTACTCTGGCCGCGTGGAGGTGCTTCCTTGCGCTCTGCGCCAATACATCTTTGAAGATATCAACATCGATCAGGCTTATCAGGTCGTATGTGGTACCAACAACGCATTCAATGAAGTCTGGTGGTTCTACGTCAGTCTGGGTGGTGGCGGCACGATCGTAGACCGGTACGTGGTCTATAACTACCTCGATCGGAATTGGTATTACGGGACCATGAATAGGTCTGCATGGCTGCAGACTGGCACACAGCCTTACCCGATTGCTGCGGACTACAATGGCCGGCTTCTCTATCATGAGGACGGTAATGACGATAATGCTACGTCAGTTACGGCACCGATCACGGCTTACGTTCAATCTTCTGATTTCGACATCGGAGATGGGCATAACTTCGGGTTTGTCTGGCGTATCCTCCCAGACATCAACTTCAACGGGTCTTCCGTGAACATGCCTTCGGTTACCATGACGGTTAAACCCCGTCAGAATTCAGGTACACCTTACGGAACGGCAGACGTACCTAAAGTGCAAAGCTACCAAGATTATCTGCATATCCCTCAATATACGGTCCAACAGTTTGATGGTCAGGTGTACACCCGACTTCGCGGTCGCCAAATGAGCTTCCGTATTGAATCTACTGATCTTGGTGTTGCTTGGCAGCTGGGTAGCCCCCGTATCGATATCAGACCGGATGGTAGAAGGTAATTATGGCCGCACCTAAGAACACACCAATTAGGCATACGATAGCGCCTAACTTACCGATCGCTCCAGTTGGGTACAGTCAGCTGTATATAGATCAGTTACTCAACGTACTTAGATTGTACTTTGCCCAGATTGATAACTTCACGCTGGGATCTACGCTACCTTATTCTGGACCTACGGTGGACAGGCCTACGGTCGGGTTAGCCGATGGTTTGTTTTACTTTGATACTACGCTGGGGATACCGATATGGTGGTATGGGCAGAATTGGGTCGATGCTACGGGAACTACCGTATAACGCTTAATAATGGTAGCATCCGCGTATGAAAGCCGTTGAAAAACCTAGGGTTACATTAGATCAGTTCAAGGCTAGCTTGGCCGATGCCATAGCTGCTGGAGAAGTCGATCAAGTAGATCCACCCGTTGAGCATTACTACACTCCCGATCTATACGGTCGGCGTATCTTCGTTGATAAAGATACAGCCATCATGACCAAGGTGCATAAGACGGAACACATTACGATCGCCCTCAAGGGCCATTGCACAGTAGTGGATGAAAACGGTGTTAAGACAGAAGTTGTGGCTCCGGCAGTATTTGTCACAAAGCCGGGTACCCGGAGAGCGGTTTACGCGCACGACGATGTTGAATGGGTTACGGTGCATGCCTGTGCGCTCAAGGATCTTGGCGCTATTGAAGAAGCCCTAGTCTGTGAATCTCAGGAAGAATACGACCGCGAAGATTACAACCGGGTCCTTCTTGAGTACAACATGAATGAGAAGTGGGCTCGCGCCATTTCTGAGAATCCCCGTACGCTAACCGCAGCTTTGCCGGAAGATGCTGACAATGTACAGATTTGCCCGTCCTCATTAGAGGGCATGGGTGTCTTTGCTAATAAGGACTTTGAAGTAGGCGACCGCATTGGTGCTACT